GCGTGGTGCGCAAGCCCGCCACGGTCGTGAACCCCGGCGGCACCGCGCCATTGCCCACCTTCAACAGAAACGCACTGCCCCGTTCCATCGCCATGTCCTCATCCCTTCCAAAAGCCTCAGCCGCCAACCACCCGGCTCCTCAGCCGAAACTCCACCAGTCCCTCGGTCCAGCCACCCGCCTCGGCCCGCACCAGCGCCCGCACCAGCCGGCTGGACACCAGCACATGCCCGTTTTCGCTACCGGAAAGCCCGGCAAGCACCGACTCCACCGCTCCCATCAGCTGCTTCACCCGCGCGGCCCCGGCGCGGTCGTCCCACACCCGCACCTGCACCACATGTTCATGACCAGCCTCGGTTTTGGTGCTCCAGTCCCGCATCAGGTCCGGCCCCACCGTCAGATAGGGCGCCATCGCATCCACTGGCGGAGAATCAAACACGCCGGTCACCCCCTCCACCGCCGCCAGTGCCGCCACCACCAGTCGCTGCATCGCCAGGCTCGCACTCATCTCAGTCCTCCATCGCCAGCCATGCCGCCAGCATCGCCAGCCGCGGGTCCGGCGCCCTGTGCCGGCTGCCGCGCGCCCGCCGCCCCAGCCCCGGCATCACCAGCCGGTCGCCCTCGCGGCGCACTTCGGCCTCCGGAAAGGCCTCGCGCGCCCGGTCCTCCAGCCGCGCCAACCGCCTTGCTACCTGTGCCTCACCCAGCCGCTCGGCCCGACCGGCCAGTCCGGCCAGCACCCCCGCGCCCATTACCCCGCGCTCCGGCAGCGCACCACCAGCACCTCGGGCCGGGCCGGATCGCGCTCCACCGCCAGCACCGTCAGCCGCTCGCCCCGCCACCACAGCCGGCTGGTCAGCCGCACATCGACGGGCGCCCGCAGCGTCACCCGCCAGCGCGCCATGCTGCGCAGCGCCTCGCCCTGGCCACGCCCGTCCGCCACCAGTCCCCGTTCGGGCTCCACCAGCGCCGCCACCGTGCCGGCTGCCGCCCAATGCCCGGCATCAAGCCCTGCCGCATCGCGTGCCGGTATCCATTGCTCCAGCATCACCCGCTCGCGCAGGCGCCCGGCCAGTTCCCCATCCGCCATCGGCTTGTCCCCACCTTAGTTTGTGCAGGCTCGCTGCAAGGGCTTGGGCCGGTGCCGTCAGGACATGCACCATGCGCATGTCCAAAACAGCCCCCCCTACCCCAGCCGCATCCGCCGCCAGGGCCGCCACATCGCCGCGACCGCGGTCGGCGGCGGCCCCGCGTCAGCTGCATCCCGGTGCGTGAACAGATGCGCCACCAGCCGCACCAGCCCGTGGCGCAGCGGCTCCGGCAGGTCGTTCCAGCTCTCCGCCAGCCCGGCCCGGTAGCGCACCACCGCGCCCGCCCGCCCGTCCCGCAGCCGCACCCAGCCCTCGCCTGACATCGCAATGTCCAGCTCGAACGCGCTCTCCGGCAGCAGGTCCGTGTCCTCGCGCACCGCCAGCACCGCCACCACCGGCTGCACCTTCAGCAGCTGCCAGCCCGTCTCCGCCGCCAGCCGCTGCTCGGTCTCGCGCATCATCAGCCACTGGCCAATAAAGGCTTCGCACAGCCCGCCGGCCGTTCGGATCAGCCCGGCCAGGACCGCGTCCTCATCATCGCGCTCCAGCCGCAGAAACGCCTTGCACTCCGCCAGGCTGATCGCCAGCCCGCCCCGGTCGCCCGCCATCACCTGTCCTCCACCCTCACCACCAGCATGCGCTCGTCATGCCCGCCATCGGAGAAGGTCACGGCATTGCTCACCCGGTACACACACCCAGGCCGTCCCCCGCTCAGGGACACGATGGTCCGCCCACCCTCAATGCGCGCGGCCCCAGGCGCGAGGCCGCCGGGCTCCACAGGCACCACCGACCAGTCCGAGACCGAAATGGTCTCACCCCCCAGATAGCCCGCCGCCCAGTCCACGACATACTCCAGCACTGCGGCCGGATCCTTCACGAACATACTCACCAGCCCCTCCCTGCTCTCTCGCCTTGTCCCGCAGCAAAAGGCCTCACACAGGGTCGCCGATTTCCACGTCCCAGCTGGCAATGTTCACCGTGCCGCCGACGGGCAGCACCTGCGCTGGGCAGGTCGTGACATAGAGGAGCCGGCTGTTCACCCCGTCAAGCAGCGCCACATGGTCGGCCGTGCCCGCCGCCAGCACCGGGAGCCCCAGCTTGGCCGCCACCACCACCCGCCGGCCCGACACCGCGCCATCGGCCAGGGTGAAGTCGCTGCCGGTCAGCGCCGCCTCGGCCAGTGCCCCGGCATCGGCCGCCACATAGCTCGCCGGCTGCCCGGCCAGCGCCACCATCCGCGTCGCCTGGGCCACCAGCTGCAGGCTGCCGTCCAGCACAAAGTCACTCGCAAACTTCGCCATCATCTCTCTCCCGTCCAGTCGCCATCATCCCGTTCAGCATCAACCCTGCCGCACTTGCGCCCTCCGCAAGTCCGGCCCCACGCGCAACAACCGCGCGCCCTGCGTGGTCGCCGGCACGATCAGCAAGGCCCCTTCGTCCAAAAGCCCGTGCCCCGCTGTCCCCGCCGCCAGCAGCAACCCGCCACTTGCCAGCTGGGGCCCGGCTGAAGACAGCAAGTGCCGCGCAGGCCCCGGCATGACCGGCACGCTCAGCAGCAAGGAAGACGTCGAGGACCGGCCTGGCAACATATTGGCTGGCGGCGCCAGGCCAGCCCCTGCCAGCAATGCCGCCTGGCCGGCCAGATGCCCGTGGCGGGCGTTGGCAGGCGTCAGTCCCAGGCTGGTGACAAGTCCCACAGCCTCACTGCTCACCGCGTGACGGGCCGGCACAGGGGCCAGCATCTCTCCTTCGGCTTGCGCCTCGAACGCGCCGGCGGCCGAGCCGGGGCCGCGCATCATCCCGTCTAGGTCCCGGTCGGTATTGCTGTTGAGCATCCGGCCCAGCAACGGCGATCCCGCCACAGGCCTGTAGTCGCCGCCGCCATTGTTGTTGCCGAACACCGAGCAGTCGTTCACCACGCCGGGCGGTGTCACCACATTGGTCTGTGTTGAGCGCAAACCGCGAAACCAGTAGCGGAAGGTGTTGATGTTCCCTGCGGCACGACCGCCGTCCCAGTTGCCTTCGTGCATCACACCGCACTGCGCCGCCCAGCCCCCGGTCAGCCAGGGCCGGTAGCCAAAGGTGCCGTCCATGAAGTCGTCGTGCTTGGTAGCGTTCCGGTCAAAGGCGTTATTGGCCATGCGGTTGCAGAACAGCTCGGAGTTGACGCTGTTTGATCCACTATTGGGGTCGTTGTACCAGATGTTGACCCGCTCGCCGATGAAGCTGTTGTTTTCCACGATGTTGTAGCTCGCTGTCACCGCCTGGCTTTCGCCAATCGACATGAATGGCTGCGAACCCGTGGGGCTGACCAACTCCAGGACATTGCCAAGCAGCACGTGCCGGCGCTGGCTGGCATAATTCGTCGAGGCTGCAGCGCCACCCGGCAGCGTAAACAGCACAGCCCGCGTCTGCACCTGCCGCAGATCGTTGTAGGCAATAAAATTGTCCTCGCAGCCCCCCACGTCGGACCCGATGTCAAACGTGCCGACCGGCGTCCCCGCGCCCACAAATCCATCGTCCGGCTGCACCCAGCGGTTCTTCAGGAGCACCGCGGCCCGCGCCGTGCGGCTGAATTGGCAGCCCCGGACCAGCAGAAACCTCAGTTGCGGCGAGTTCATGCCAAGCCCGGTGCGCCACCAGCGGGTATCGAGGCAGGATATCGACCATGTTCCGGCGGTCAGGGCATTGCCCGTCAGCCCACTGCTGCTGGTCTCGAAGCCGGCCTTGCCCCTGACAGTCACGCTCTTGACAAGGATCAGTGCCGCGCCATTCAGCAGAGTGCTCTCGCCAATCTCCAGTGTACAATTCTCGAACTGGTAGCGGCTCGCCCGCATCGCCACCGGCTGAGAGGCGCCCGATCGCAGGATGCAGTGGGCGCGCGGGTCCGGGTCATCCGGGTCGCCGATGATGCGCACAGGCGCCTCGTAGCTCACAAGGCCGCTGGTGACCGTGGTGCCGGCGATCACTGACACACCGGGCGCCAGCACGATGCATGCGCCGTCGCAGGACCGGCTCGTCGGCCCGCCCTGGCCATTCGCAGCCGGCAAGGTCCGGTTCGCCAGGTACAGCGCCTGAAGCGCCGTGGACACCGAGCGTGCCCGGCTCGACGGCGCCACCTCCTTGGCCGCCGTCAGGTTTGCCCGCACCATCGTAGCTGCAGCAGTGGTGGTGCCGTTCACCGGATCGACATATACCCATTGGCTGGAATAGCGCTCGCCTGCCGGGTCCAGAAAGACCGCCAGTGGCAGCTGCGCGCTGGTGCCCCGGCAATCCGTCCTGAGGCCGACCATCGTCCTCGTGCCGGCCGGATCGGTTGACCGCATCGTCCCCAGCCAAGGGTAGACCTCGGCATCCACACGGCATAAGCCGGTGGAAAGCGGGACACCGCCACCAGGATCAATCTCTACCGTGTAGCAGCGAAGATCGTCGCCAAACCGCATGTCGGTGGCCAGCGCCGTTGTCCACACCGTCCTGCTGGTCACGCCGTCGGTCGCCGTGAATTTCACGCCGGCCACCGGCTGGAACTCCATCGGATGGTGTGACGCCACGATGAGCGAAACCCGGAACACCCCTTGCACCACCTGGAACTGCAAGTCTGCCCAGCGCATCACCGGCAGCGGTGCCGCCAACGTGCTGTTGTTCGTTACGGCCAGGCCGATAGCCGCGTCCTCGCCCGTGCGCCATTCGGCCAGTACATCAAGCGTAAGTTGCGTATCGGTCGCATAGACATGATTGGCAAGCGCCAGCCGGACGCGCAGCTGCCCGCCGCCCAGGTCCATTTCATCAATCACCGCCGGCGTGGGCGCAGCCGGGTTGACCGGCAGCCGCAGGGGAATGGTCGCTGGAATCGCCCGCGCCATGGTCCCCGCCACCGCCTGCCCGCCCGACTGGACAAAACCCACATGGCTGGACCGCAACACCACACGCGGCGCACCGTCCGGATCCAGAGTGTAGTCGGCAAACTCACCCGCAGACGCGCCAGACACCACCAGGCGCAGCACCCAGCCGCTACTTTCCACCTCAGCCGATACAATCGCCATCCGCCAGCCTCTCGCATCTTGTCAGGACAAGGCGGTCCCGCCGCAGCCGCAGCCACGGACGGGACCAGTCACAGGGGAAGTCAGGCGCTGAAGCGCATCAGCTTGATCGCGCGGCTGTCGATCACCGCGCCACCCACGCGCCGCGTGGCATAGAAATGCACGAACGGCTTGTTGCTGTAGGGGTCGCGCAGCACCACCGTCTCGCGGCGCTGGGCAATCAGATAGCCGGCGCGGAAGTTGCCGAACGCCACCGACAGGCTGTCGGTCGCCACATCCGGCATGGCATCAGCCTCCACCACCGGATAGCCCAGCAGTGTCGCCGGCTGGTCGGCGGCCAGCGCCGGCTGCCAGATGAAGGCACCGCTGCTGTCCTTCATCTTCCTGATGCGCGCCAGCGTCGCCGAGTTCATCACCCAGCTCGCCCCCTGCCGATAGGGCGTGGCCAGCGCATGCACCAGGTCGAGCAGCCGGTCCTGCGGGTTGGACGCCGCAAAATTGCCCGCCGCCCCGGAGTTCACCACCTGCAACGTGCCAAAGGCACGCGTCGCATCCCCGGTCACCGCCACTGGCGAGGCCAGAAACCCGCTCGGCTTGTTCACCCCGTCCCCGCTCACAAAAGCCACGCCCTCGGCACGCGCAAACTCCCGGCCAATCTCCTCGCCCAGCCACGCCTCGACATCGAACATCGCATCATCGAGCATCGCCTGGCTCGCCGCCGGATTGGCATAGAGCTCGCCCATCGGCGGCGCGATCTCGGCAAAGTCCGGCGTCTGCGTCTCAGGCCGTGCCGCCGTCTCGCTCACCCAGCCCGACACCACGCCCGTGGTGGTGATGAGCTTCCTGTAATTGGCCGAGCCAATGTCCACCACCTGGGCAATGGCCCTGATCGGCGACGCTGCCAGCAGCACCCTGTCAATGACCGTATCAATCTCCTGCGGCACCGCCAGCCCGCCCTTGCCCGGCACCCCCACAGAGGCCGCCTTCACCTCGCCCGCCGGCTCGCCGCCCTTCCTCAGCCAGTCCACCTCGCCCGTCGCCTTGGCGCCGGCCAGCGCCGGACGTTCCACCGCCCGCGCACTCACCAGTCCCGAAAGCCGGCCGACTTCCGCCTTCAGCGCCGCCAGCTCGGTGCCCTCTTCCGCCATGGGCGCAAACACCGCCAGCGGATCCGCCTTCACCTCATAGTCCATCAGTTCGTCTCCTCTGCCACCATCGAAAGCCCCAGAACCCGAGCCAGTGGCTGCATCGGGAAGGTCACCAGTGAAATCTCGATCAGCTCCAGCTGCTCCAGCGCCCGCAGGCCCCTGGCCCTATCGGCCCGCGCCGCCTTCACCCGATAGCCAAAGGACAGCCCGTCAATGGCGCCGGCCGTCAGCAGCCGCGCCACTTGCTCGCCCCGCCCGCTCGCCACCACGCGCGCCACCACCCGCAGCCCACGCGCATCCTCGGCCAGCGTCTCCACAAACCCCACTGGTTCGCGCACATCATGCTGCCACAGCAGCGGCAGCCGCCCGGCAGCCCCTTGAAAGGCGCCGGGCATCACCACATCGCCGCCCTTGTCCGGCACCCCGAACACGCTGGCATAGCCCGCCAGCCGCACGTCCTGCATCAGACCAGCCTCCCCCGCTCCAGCATCCCCAGCTTCAGCGCCAGCCCCAGCAGCAACAGCGCCGCCAGCATCCGCACCACCCAGGTAATCACCGCATTCACCGCCGACTTCTTGGCGTCCCGCCAGCCCTGGATCAGCTGCCGCAGCTGCACGATGTCGGAGCCGGCATTGGCATCCCGCAGCCCCACCATCTCCAGCGCCCGGCTCGCCCCCAGCTCGCTTGCTTCCTCCACCAGCGCCCGCAAGGTCACCCGGCTCGCGCCCTCCGCCTCGGCCTGCGCCACCAGCCCCTCCAGCATCGCCGTCATCTCCTGTCCTCCAGCCCCAGCACCGCCCGCTTTTCCGCATCGGT